GTGTTCACAGGACAATGCAGGAGTGTGTGACTGCAGCAACCGAACAGAAAATTCCCGGTAACTGTTACCCGGTCGATAAAGTTATTCACCAGGATAATAACGAAATCCCGGCAGGTCTTTAAAACAGTTCCGTAATAAATATCCGGTTTCATTCTTATATGCCAGCAATGGCAGGGATTTGTTCACCCTTAAATCTGTAATGAGGTAAAACAAAATGAGTAAAGTCTTTATTTGCGCCGCCATTCCGGACGAACAGGCAATAAAGGAAGAAGGTGCAGTCGCTGTAGCCACTGCCATTGAAGCCGGTGATGAATGTCGCGCCCGCGCAAAATTTCACTGGCAATTCCTGGAACATTATCCGGCTGCTCAGGACTGCGCTTATAAATTTATTGTCTGCGAGGATAAACCTGGCATACCCCGCCCTGCCCTCGATTCATGGGATGCTGAATATATGCAGGAAAACCGCTGGGATGAGGAGTCTGCTTCTTTTGTCCCGGTTGAGACTGAATCCGATCCGATGAACGTCACTTTTGACAAGCTGGCCCCTGAAGTACAGAACGCTGTCATGGTTAAGTTCGACACATGTGAAAACATCACCGTTGATATGGTTATTAGCGCACAGGAATTGTTGCAGGAAGACATGGCAACATTCGACGGACATATCGTTGAAGCGTTGATGAAAATGCCAGAAGTTAACGCCATGTATCCGGAGCTTAAGTTGCACGCCATTGGGTGGGTTAAGCATAAATGTATTCCTGGTGCTAAATGGCCCGAAATTCAGGCAGAGATGCGCATCTGGAAAAAACGTCGCGAAGGTGAACGCAAGGAAACCGGAAAATACACGTCTGTTGTTGATCTCGCCCGCGCCAGAGCCAATCAACAGTACACTGAAAATTCAACAGGAAAAATCAGCCCGGTCATTGCTGCCATTCATCGCGAATACAAGCAGACATGGAAAACACTGGATGACGAACTGGCCTACGCTCTCTGGCCTGGTGATGTGGATGCCGGAAACATTGACGGCAGCATCCATCGCTGGGCAAAAAATGAAGTTATCGACAACGGCCGCGAAGACTGGAAGCGTATCTCGGCATCAATGCGCAAACAGCCTGATGCCCTTCGCTACGACCGCCAGACTATTTTTGGCCTTGTCCGTGAACGTCCGATCGACATTCACAAAGATCCCGTAGCACTGAACAAATATATCTGCGAATACCTGACGACAAAGGGCGTGTTTGAGAATGAAGAAACAGACCTGGGCACTGTTGATGTTCTCCAGTCATCAGAAACACAAACTGATGCAGTGGAAACTGAGGTATCTGATATCCCAAAAAATGAAACCGCGCCGGAAGCTGAACCATCTGTAGAGCGTGAGGGGCCGTTCTACTTCCTCTTCACCGACAAGGATGGCGAAAAATACGGTCGCGCAAACAAACTTTCTGGTCTGGATAAGGCGCTGTCTGCTGGGGCTACTGAAATCACGAAAGAAGAATATTTCGCCCGCAAAAACGGTACATACTCAGGTTCACAACAAAATACTGGTGCATCTGACACGACCGCACAACCAGGGCCGGTAAAAGTTACCGCTGACGAAGTAAACAAAATTATGCAGGCAGCCAATATCAGCCAGCCTGACGCCGATGAACTGCTTGCAGTATCACGTGGTGAATTTGTTGCAGGGATTAGCGACCCGAATGATCCGAAATGGGTGAAGGGGATTGAAACCCGCGATTCTGTGAACCAGAACCAGCAAGAAACGGAACAGAACGACCAGAAAGCGGAACAAAACAGCCCAAATGCGTTACAAAACGAGCCAGAAACGAAACAGCCTGAACCAGTAGCGCAACAAGAACAGGAAAAGATCTGCACCACCTGCGGTCAGAGCGGTGGCGGCAACTGCCCTGATTGTGGCGCGGTGATGGGCGACGCAACATACCAGGAAACATTCAATGAAAAAAATCAGGTCGAATCTCAGGAAAAAGATCCGGAAGAAATGGAAGACTCTGAACATCATCACAAGGAGGACGCTGGCAATGATCACTATCACGATAGCGATGGTGAAACTGGCGAGACGACAAATACCTTAATTAAGGCGAACGATCATCATAATCTCACATCCACCAGCAGAGCGGGGATTCATCTGATGATCGACCTTGAAACCATGGGAAAAAATCCCGATGCCCCGATTATCTCAATAGGTGCAATATTTTTCGATCCGCAAACCGGAGATATGGGACCGGAATTTAGTAAGACTATCGATCTGGAAACTGCTGGCGGAGTCATTGATCGGGACACCATTAAATGGTGGCTTAAACAATCACGCGAAGCGCAATCTGCCATTATGGCCGATGAAATCCCGTTAGATGATGCACTGTTACAATTGCGGGAATTTATCGACGAAAACTCCGGTGAATTTTTTGTTCATGTCTGGGGAAATGGAGCCAACTTCGACAACACGATTTTGCGCCGTTCATACGAACGGCAGGGGATCCCCTGCCCGTGGCGTTACTACAACGATCGCGATGTACGCACAATCGTTGAGCTGGGGAAAGCCATAGACTTCGATGCCAGAACGGCTATTCCATTCGAAGGTGAGCGCCATAATGCACTTGATGACGCCCGTTACCAGGCAAAATACGTTTCAGCTATCTGGCAAAAACTGATCCCGAGTCAGGCTGATTTTTAATGTTCAACCCTAATTGCCGCTAACCGTATATAGTTAGCGGCGGTTATGAGATATAGCTATGAGCAGCTTATTTTTAACCGAAGATGAATTGCTAATATTAACGGGCTGCAAATATGCAAGCCACCAGCGAAAATGGTTAATGGAAAACGGGCTTCCGTTCTATACCAATCGTAGTGGCAAACCGATTGTCAGCCGGGAGCTATTTACCTGCAATAAAACTTTACCACCACGCGAGGTAGAGCCGAATTTTGGTGCGATCTGATGGGAAGACGAAGGAAAAATCCTGAACACGAAAAATTACCTCCAAATGTATACCCAAATAAATATAGTTATGTATGGAAACCAACATCCAGAGAATCTGTAACACTAACCGCCATCAAGGATGGTTTAGCTGCTTTATGGAAAAAGTATGAGGAAACTGTAAGTAATCGCGATCGTGCAATGACATTCGGTCGCTTGTGGGAAAAATTCCTCGCCAGCGCCTATTACAGTGACCTCAGTCCAAGAACACAAAAAGATTATCTGCAACATCAAAAAAAGTTGCTTGCCGTATTCGGTAAGGTGCCGGCAGATTCCATAAAACCAGTACACATCCGTCGATACATGGACAAGAGAGGGGAGCAGAGTAAAACGCAAGCCAACCATGAAAAAAGCAGTATGTCCCGCGTTTACAGTTGGGGGTATGAGCGAGGGTACGTGAAGGGTAACCCATGTGCAGGTGTAAGTAAATTCAAGGCCAAAAACCGCGAACGATATGTAACCGACAAAGAATACCAGGCAGTATTAAGCGTTGCACCTCTTCCTGTTTTTATCGCAATGGAAATTGCCTATCTGTGTGCAGCGAGGGTTTCCGATGTGTTATCGCTGAAATGGGAGCAGATTGGAAACGACGGGATCTTTATCCAGCAAGGGAAAACAGGAAAAAAACAGATAAAAGCATGGAGTCCACGATTACAGGCGGCGATCGAAAAAGCAAAACAGTTACCAACATCCGCCTATGTAATCAGCAATCAATACGGCAACCGATATATGTACAAAGGCTTTAACGAAATGTGGGTAGAAGCAAGAAATCGCGCAGGCAAAATTTCAGGTATTTTAACCGACTTCACCTTTCATGATCTGAAGGCGAAAGGAATTTCAGACTATGAAGGAAGCAGTCGGGATAAGCAACTTTTCTCTGGTCACAAAACCGAGGGGCAAGTGCTAATCTATGACAGGAAGGTTAAAGTTTCACCGACACTTGATGTCCCGTTACCTGAAAATATTCCAAGAAAATATTCCAAGAAAATATTCCAAGTAATTCCAAGTGTGATTTTTGTCACTGACTTAATGATGTATAAGTGATTGAATTTTGGCGGAGAGAGGGGGATTTGAACCCCCGGTGGAGTTGCCCCCACTCCGGTTTTCGAGACCGATGATACCGAACCGTAAAATCAAAAGGTTATAATTTTTCCTTGGAATAAATGCCTTAAAAACATACACGAAAAATCAATATATTACGTGAAATTTAAGAAGAATATTCCAAGCCTTCTTTGAGTTATTTTTAACCATATTCCTGTTTTCTTTCTGATAAAATATTGCCTGATATCCCTTAACATTACTCATACTTGCGTAGTGAGTTTATGAACAATCCTAATCCATGCATGACGTGTGGTGCCTATTGTGCATTTTTCCGCGTCTCTTTTTACTGGGTTGAAGCAGATGATGCTGGCGAAAGGTTTATCAGCCAACCGTAGCGCCTTCTTGCATACGACGTGTCTGCGGTTTTATATAATCCTGACCAGAAACATCTTATAAAAAGTCGATACATCAATATCATGGATAATCACCACCTTCTGACGAAGAATATCTGATGAAATTAATCGCCCCCTCCTGAGCCCATTGCGCTGGGGTAAATTTGTAACTACGTGTGTACAGCGAGGTGTCGTATAGCACGCCGTCAGGAAATGCAAGGTGTCCCCGATATCCCCGACTACGAGTCAGCAAAAAAAGTGATTGGTTGGCAATCCACGTCACAGAAATGGACAATGCCGCTTTATAATCAAGTTTGGTAGCCACCTTGATGATCACTTTTAAAAAAAGCATTTACACAAAATAGTAAGCAGGCTCACAGGCCCTCCCTCTAATTCATCCACATTGTAAAGATCCTTTGTTGTAAGTAAGATCCGGAACCCTAATAATATCAGAAGGATCAAAATCATCACTGCATCCTTCCACAAGGCATTTCATTGCTCGTAGATCACCATATAGCTCTGAAGAGTGATGCGGACATAGCAGATCATAAACTTTACATTTCGAACCTTCTTTACCTTGTCTACTTTCCTCAATTTTTACTTTCAATGAATGCAGAAAAAAAAGATCCCTGATATAACTATCTCTATCCTCTATCGTCATTCCCGCCCTCAGCGCTCCGACAACCTCATCAGTATTTTCATTTCTCACCTCAAATACACTATTTCTCTTATCCATCACCCCACTTACAAAAGCACTTAGCTCTTGATAAATGTCCTCAAGCTCATTATTATTTCTGGCACATGAATATATAGAGACCATAACATCAAGTTTATCTTGTAATTCCGGAGAAAGAAAATGATTATGATTAAGTTCACTTACTGATTCCGGAGTCGAAGGGTTACCTTTTCCCGATATATACATCCATGAATAAAGATTTGCTGAAGAAGCACTTGTTGGTAACATATCAAAAACCTCTTGACAAATGAATCCATAAATATTATTGCAAATAATATTTATGGATGAAATTATTATATCTTACTTAATACCACACTAATAAGATCTTGCTTTCCGCCATGGTAAGATTGCATTATTTGACTTTCACTCCATAAACGGTCAGAAACATTATAAGATGATATATCTATTGGATTAAATTCATTCCTTACACGGTCATATAAGACATTTGTCTCTGTTGTATCGATAAAAAGAACTCCTTTTTGCTCCAGCCTGTCAAACATATCGTAAATAGCCTGCTCAGCCTGTACTGGCAATGACGAAATATTAAAAAGCGACTCCCCGCTTATTTTATTCATTCTAATACCAAGAACATCATCATTGTCGCCATATATTTTTTCTGCACTCCCGGCGCCATAATATTTGTTGAAGCAACGAACTTCGTTTGTCACCTCTTCATGGCTTTGAGATGTTGTAAACATCTTCAGAACTTTTGTTGCATCCTCCGCATCTTCATACACTACAGCGTTCCCCCCCTTGCCAATAACATTACCCAGCACAGGCAACCTGTTATAATCCACACTAGGCAACTCTGGCAGTGCATAATCAACAGGAGGTAAATCAGGTCTGTTCGAATGAACACTTCCTCTTTCCATAGCCCTATTCACTGGCGATGAATTCAGCATCACCTCAATTTTCCTGCTAATCTCTCCCTTAGGCCATCCCAGCCTGTGCAACAGATTAGTAAAGCAACCACTATGACTTTCTCTTGTAACGCAAAACTTATTATCAGTGACAACAACACGATATGTTCTGTTGCCCACCTTTACTTGCGCCCCATTATCAGAGTGAACTGCAGCATCCCTTACAGAGGATAGAACACGATTATCAGGCGAAGTCAGGTTTCTGGTTAAAGAACTCCATGAACATCCCAAATTTATAGAAGAGGGCGATAACATACATTTCAACCTTCAAAATAGACCTATCCAAACATTCCTAACAAATATCCCCCGGACATTGCAACACAAAAACCGGAGCCGGACTCCGGTTTTTTGTGAACCCGTCGGCTATTTCATCCCGCCAATATTTTCCCACGTCCCGTCAGCACGCAGGATTTGCAGCGGTCTTACCACACACTGTATCTGCTTTTTATCTGCATCCAGTATCACCACCTGTGTGATTACCCTGTCCTGCTCTGGAATAATGCCATTCTCATCTGACTCCAGAATGTCTGCCGGTCCCAGTCGCAGTTGTGCTGTAAGCGACTGCCCGTTTTCACAGTCATCATGCTTTCCGCAACCGCACAGACTCTGCATAAGCTTTCTCAAAATATTCATGTCATTCTCCACTACTGCCTGTATCACTGCCCACTTCATCCAGTCCCTTAACATCCTGCCATGGCCCGTCACCAAACCTGACCTGCAAATGCTGAAACAGCCCCTGAACCTGTGTGGCATCTTTGGGGTCAAGAAAGGTCAGTCCGGTGATGAGTGCGCCATCTGTATCCGGGAACCAGCCATTGCTGTTTGTCTCAATAATGCTCGCCGGCCCCAGACGAAAACGGATTTGTGTCTCCCCCGGGTCGCCCTTTGGTCCCTGAGGTCCGGTTGCCCCCACCGGGCCAGCCGCACCTGTTTCTCCTTTCGGTCCCTGTGGGCCTGCCGGACCTGCCGCACCGGTATCTCCCTTTGGACCCTGTGGACCTGCATTTCCCGTCAGACCGGTCTCTCCCCGCTCTCCCCTGGCGCCTTTCGGCCCCTGCGGGCCTGCCGGACCAGCATCACCTGCCGGTCCCCGCTCACCGGTTGCCCCGACAGGACCGGTGTCGCCACGCTCTCCTTTATCTCCCTTCGGCCCCTGAGGACCCGCGGGCCCCGGTTCTCCCTTTGGCCCGGGAGGTCCCACCACGGTGGGGATTCGGTTTACGGCGTCTTCCGCCGCTATCCTGCTTTGTTCCGCTGACTGTGCGCTTTCTGCTGACTCCCGGGCTTTTTCTGCTGCGGTCGTTGCATCCCTGGATGCATTACCGGCTGCACTTTCTGCCGTCTTTCTTGACAATTCAGCTTCTGCTGCACTTTGTGATGACTCACTGGCTTTTTGAGCGGCCGCAGAAGCCGAGGACGAGGACGCATCCTCTGACTGCTTTGCTGAGGCTGCACTTTCTGCCGCCTGCCGGGCTGACTCCGATGCCTCCCCTGCTGAAGTGTCAGCATTTGCAGCGCTCTCTTCTGCCTGACTGGCTGATATACCCGCATTCCTCGCTGACGTCTCCGCCTCTCCGGCATTCTTCTTCGCCTCCTCAGCGTGACGCGCCACCTCTCCACCATCTGTCAAACGGCGCAGTCGCCCCCGGCCGGGCATCCTCCTCCGTCATGGCACCGAGAAAATCATTCAGCGTACCCGGCTGAGAATCTTCATACACGGTGATGGTCCCGGCATGTGACGGCGGGAACCCTTCCACCAACAGAATAACGCTGTACTGACCGTACTCAACGTCCATGCTGTAACGCCCGGCTTCATCCGGATTTTCTGAGGCCAGCGTGTTCACCACCACCGTGGTGCTGTTACGTTTTGCTTTCAGCTGGATTGTGCAGTTCTGTACCGGTTTTCCTGTGCCGTCTTTCAGTACACCTGAAATCTTTACTGCCATATTCCCCCCACAAAAAAGACCGCCTGAACCGGCGGGCTGTCATAACACTGTGTTACCTGGCTAATCAGAATTTATAACCGACACCCACGATGAAACCGTCAGTGCGCCAGTCGCCACTGCCGGAGCCTTCATAAGCAATATCAATGGCCACGGATTCGGTCGGGTTAAACTGCACGCCAGCTCCCCACGCCAGAGAGGTGTCGCTGTGGCGACCGTCATCACTTCCGGTCAGCACATCGTGCGTTTTCCCCTTGTTGTCAGTTACGCGAAGATAATCCCCGGAGAAAGTCGACACACGGCTGTAAGCCACACCCGCCATCGCATACGCGCTGAACCATTCATTCACGCGCACAGACGGCCCCGCCATTACGCTGAACCAGCGGTTACGCACGGAATCTTCATGCCAGCGGGTATCGCTGTAACGGGTAAGCTGGCGATTCTTGTCTCCTGCATAGCTGAATGACGTCACCAGCCCCAGCGTGTCCGTAAATTCATAACGGTATTTCACGTTAATCCCGTTAAGATTATCGCTACCGGGAGCGTTCGTCCGGGCATGAAGATACCCCGCGCTCAGTGTGGACTGATGTTCAGACGCCCATGCAGGCGCACCGGATACGGCCAGACAAATGGCTGCGGACAAAATTGCTGCACAAACTTTACGCATAATTACCTCTCGCTTTTCTGCAATAAAAAAGGCACCATTCCTGACGCCATTATAGGGGTTATAAAAATTTCAACGAATACTGATGCCGGAAGCCGCTTTTTTGGTCACAATCACCGTACAGTCGGTGATATTACCTGCCCACTGATTGCCTTTATGGAAAACCTTAAACTCCAGAGTGACGCTACCACCACCACTAGGCATATCAATAACCGCACTGTAACTACCGGGAATGGCCCCTTTAGTTTCTCTGGATGCGATTAATACACCGTTTTTGCGAACTTCAAAACCATAACCCGTGTATCTTGTACCTCCCGGGTTATTACCACTTCCCGGATAGCTATACGCTATTCCGTTAAAGATAATGGGCGGAATAATGATTTGACGGTCAAAGTTATGATCATCGCTGATGGTGACTGTAACCGTCCCGTTTGGTGTTTCCGTGTTACCCCACGTACCAGCCTGTTTCGGAAATGATTTGGATACAGCTTTAACGAAGTCACCTCTGACCTGAGTCGCCTCCAGCATGCCCTTAATCGTACAGTTTTCATTTACCGTGACATTGTTGAGCGTCCCGGCGTTCGCATTCACTCTGCCACTGATATCCGCATTTTTAGCGGTCAGCTTTCCGTCTGATGTCAGGGAAAATGCCGGTGGATTTCCACCACTGGTAATGGTCGGGGCCGTCAGGCGCTTCAGGAACACGTCGTTCATAAATATCTGATTGCCCTGCGCCACAAACATCGGCGTTTCATTCCCGTTTGCCGGGTCAATAAATGCGATACGGTTAGCGGCAACCAGAAACTGACTCAGTTTGCCTTCCTCCGTGTCCTCCATGCTGAGGCCAATACCCGCGACATAATGTTTGCCGTCTTTGGTCTGCTCAATTTTGACAGCCCACATGGCATTCCACTTATCGTTGGCGTCCTTCCACTCTTTCGAAAACTCCTCCAGTCTGCTGGCGTTATCCTCCGTCAGCTCGACTTTTTCCAGCAGTTCCTTGCCGAGATGGGATTCGGTTATCTGGCCTTTGAAAAATCCAGGTAACCTTCCGCATCATCGCTCGCCCGACCGACGGCCTCCACGAATGCCGATTTGCCAACGGTGTTCACACTGCGAACATAAAAGTAATAATCATGGCCCGGTTTGATATTGATACTGGCGGCTATCCAGTACAGCCCCGTGCCAAGGTAGCGGGCTGTGGTTTCAACCTGCCTGATATCGGTAATCCGCGTTTCCGAGAACCAGAACTCAAACTGTACCGTCGGATCATAAACCGCAAGATGCGGCGTGGCAGTTATCTGAAAATAGCCCGGCGTCAGCTCAATCTGTGACGGCGCTGCCGGTGCGGCAATCCGGAACGATACCGACGCCGGATCGCCCTGCTGTCCCCGGGCATTTACCGCCCGGACTGTCAGCCTGTAACGCCCCAACGCCAGCTGCCTGAAGCGGTATGTGGTTTCCGTCGTCCGGGCCGTGCTGACCAGCCGCTCACTGCCGTCATCCGCTGCCACAGTCAGGCGAAGCATAAAGCTCACACCCTTCACCACCTTCGGCGTGTCCCAGCGCGCCAGCACCTGATATTCCCCGCTGTCTGCAGTGACTTCTGCGATCAGGTGCTGCACCGCTGGCGGCGTGACACCATTCACCGTGCCGCTCTGGTCGCCGTCAAAGTGCGCCCCGTTATCCACGATGGCCTCTTTCTCCGGCACATGCTGCACAGCGGTGATGGCATACGTGCCGTCGTCATTCTCACGGATACTCACGCAGCGGAACAGGCGCTGGCGCAGCGTCGGCAGCTTCAGCCCCCATACGCTGTATTCAGCAACACCGTCAGGAACACGGCTCACTTTTACCTCACGCCGTCGGTGACGGACTGAACCTCCACGCTGACCGGATTGCCACTTCCGTCAACCAGGCTTATCAGCGTGGTACCGGAGGATGGCAGCGTGACTTCACGGTCGAGCGTCAGCGTCCGGGTCTGGCTGTTCACCGCCAGCACACGACCACCGGTGCTGATACCGGCATAGTCATCATCACAGATTTCAATGACATCGCCCGGCACATGGCGAAGCCCTTCTGCGCCCACGCAGAAGTCCACGGTCTGCGTTTCCAGCAGTTCTGTTTT